TCTAATTTATTTATAAATATATACTTATATTTGGCACTCCAAATAAGCTATATTCAGCTTATCAATGTTTTAGGGTTAGTAAAAAAGTGGGATTTCTGTTTGATATCTCACTTTTTTTTATATATTGCCACAACCAATAAAACAATTTAATGAAAAAGGTTTATGGTAAAAGACTAAGGCTTACTCCACAAGAAGTTGAAATGGTTGAAAACCATAGAAACACTAGCAATGTAGGAATCATAGGCGACACACACGAGCCTTTCTGCCACCCTAATTACAGAGATTTTTGTTACGAAGTATTTAATAGATTTGGTGTTACTAAAATAGTACACATTGGAGATGAGGTAGATAACGCTGCCTTATCATATCACGAGAAACAAACCGAAATGCCAAACGCTGAAAGCGAAGCAGAGAAGGCACAACTAGCTATGGAGAAGTGGTATAAAACATTTCCTGATGTAAAAGTTTGTGTTGGCAATCACTCTGCCCTACCATTTAGACAGGCTACAACTGCAGGTATTCCTAAAAGATTTATGAAGTCTTATGAAGAAATATGGAACGCACCCAAAGGGTGGAAGTGGAAGTTGCAATGGCAAATAGACAATGTATTGTATGAACACGGAACAGGAAGTAGTGGAGCAAGAGCAGCAGTTAACAGAGCTACTGCTAATAGACAATCTACAGTTATAGGACATTGTCATTCTTTTGGTGGTGTAAATTATATGGCGTCTCGTAATGACTTAATATATGGTATGAATGTGGGATGTGGTATTGATGTAGATGCTATGGCTTTTTCATACGGCAAAAACTTTCCAAAGAAGCCAACTCTTGGTTGTGGTGTAGTTCTTGACGAAGGTAAGACTGCACTATTTATTCCTATGGACTTAGGGAGTAGGATAGTACACATCTAAAAAAAGTAAAAAAAACATAAAAAAGTTTGGTGGTTTGTAAATTTGTTGTATATTTGCATAGTATTAACCCACAAAAACAGAATTTATGTTAAAAGAACTATTCGAAAAATCCCTGCCAAACTACTACGAGCAGGTCTCAAACAAAGAGGTATATGTATATATGTCTAATGTTGAGCAAGTAATTGAAGAAGCAAAAGATAGAATAAAGAATCTGCAAACAAAAGCTCATAACGAGCAAAGGTATGATGAGGCACACGCATATAATATGGCGTGGCTAGAGTTAGCCTTTGTATCTACAGAGATTCTATCAAAACAACTAACCTCAGAAATTAAAAAATAGTTATGTCAGAAATTAAAAAAGAAACTAGAAAGGAAGCACTAAGAAGATTGTTTGAAGCAAATGGTCTTGTGCAAGAAGATGTGTATAAGGACAAGCGTGGCTTTGTGATTATTACAAGAACAGGTATTGATAAGATTGTAAGCAATCGTTCTATACAACTTGAGTATGAGCCCATTGTAATGGAAAGAGATTGGGTTGTACTAAGATGTGTTGCTCAAATGGTAAAAGGCAAGGAAGTTGGTATGACTAAAGTAGAAAGCTTTGGCGAGTGCTCAGAAGAAAACACTATGGGTTTAGCAGGTAAATATCCTGTTGCTATGGCAGAAAAGAGAGCTAAGTCTAGAGCAGTATTGATGCTTACAGGATTCTATGAGCAAGGCATATATGGTCAAGACGAAATGATGGATAGCTAATGGATTGGATAGATGATTTATTAGATAATAGATGTGATTTGTATCAGATTAGTATTATAGAGGGTCTGATGCAAACCTCATCTGTTGCAGATGAATATAGAGATATTGACTTTGAAAATGTTTCTGTACTGAAAGCAGATGAAATTATAGAGCATCTTTATGAGAACGACAATCCAAAAGACCCAAGAGAACAATACAAAAGGATTTTTAGATATGGCAATTAGAAAACACGCTATGACAAAAGAGGGTGCAATACTTTGCATAACTAGACATCAAGTTAAAGAGCTTGATAGTAAAAATATACAAGGGATAAGAAAAACTTTTTTAGACTTGTATATGCAACTAGAAGACAGCAATATAAAGGAGCTGTATAAAAAAACCTTTGATGTTGAATTAGTAATTGTAGAAGAAAAATGAAAAAGAAAGCAAGAAATGATTTTGAGGTTATGCTAAGAACTCTTGGTATAACTAAGAAAAGATTTGGTGAAATCACAGAAACAAAAGGTACTACTGTAGATAAGTATCTTGCAAATCCATCTTTATTGAGAGTTAAGCATATACAATGCTTAGCCAATGCAGATGAGATAGAGTGTGATGAAAATGAACTATTAAATTATTTAATTAAATAAAATGGAATTAGAAGGAAAGCTAGAAGCTAAATACGAAACAAAGAAGTTTCAAAGTGGTTTTAAGAAAAGAGAGTTTGTGATAAACACAGGTGGTGATTACCCACAGACAATAAAACTAGAAGCACATAAGGATAACATAGATAAGCTTGATGGTATAAGTGTTGGCGATTTTATCAAGTGCTCTATCAATATAAATGGTAGGCTTTGGGAAGGCACATATTACAATAACATTGTGGCTTGGAAGATTGATGCAGGTGCTAGTCCAAAGAAAGTTCAAGTAGATGAAGACGAGGGTCTTCCCTTCTAAATAAACATAAAGTTATGGAAGAAAACATTTTAATGCGAGAAGAAATTTCATTACTTATACATAGTGTTCAAAGAACTATAATAAAGCTTGAGCAGTATAAAGACGACAGTAGTGAGTTAGTAAGAAAACACAGAATGTTACTCAAAAGATTATTAGAGATTGAATATAATATGTTAAAAATAAAGTAAGTATGAATAATGAATTATTGAAGCTAAAGCAAATCATATCTATACAACTAAACATACCAATAACTGCTTTGGATAAAAGTTGTAGAGACCAAGAGTTTGTTAGGGCTAGAGTTATATACTCAAATATTTTGATGAGGGAATTGCAGATACCTATTGGTAAGATGAATCAATATCTAACTAAGGACAGAAGTAGTTTTTATCATTATCAAAAGCAACATAACAATGCATATGAACATCCTAAATTCTACAAAGATTATATAGATGATTATGAAAAAGTAAAATCTATGTTCTTGGGAGACCAAGATGTAATGCTGAAACGATGGGAGATTGAGATTGAAAGATTGAATCAAGTGAGAGTAGATATAAACGCTAGACTAGACAAGATTGAAAAAGAGATGGTAGATGTAGGAATGTAAAATATTTATTATCTTTGTAAAATTATTAACCCTAAAATAAATAATTATGGCAAAAAGAATGACCGATACGGA